TATTTATTATTTAAATACTCATACTCCAGTTTCGAAAAAAACTTTTTTGCTTATATAGTTATACAAGCGGTCGTTTTTCTTCCAAATAGGGTCGATATTTATGTTAAAGAAACCCTGTTCAAATATCTAATCATCTATTTTTCAAGCATAAAGCTATTTGCGGTTTCTAAAAAACCGCAAATGAAACGGAGTTCTGCCCGACACGCGCCGACCCCTTTTTGCGGTCGCACCCCCCTTTTGGGGCGGGAAATGTGATAAAATCTTTACAATCCCACCATTATCGCATTTTCCTCAAAGAAAATGCCACCTATCTGCCTGCCCTGGCAGGTGTGCATGAAAAAGCCTCGCTATCTTTACAGACTGCGAGGCTACCACTCGAATAAAAAACGAACTACATCCTAGACGCAACAGACAGATTGCGTCCCGTCTTCCATATCCGTATCCATTCCTTACGTAACATAAGATATTTCAGTGCATCCGTAAGATTAGTCGATTCTTTAGGCAATCGGTTTGTAGGCAACTTATCGCCTGTCTTTAATTTGACTATCTCTGAACCACCATCAGAACGAGTAACAGACTTTGTTCCTGTTATTTCCATCTCACTTTTGAGGTTGGAACAATTATATTGGTCAAATTGAATAGTAAATAATCCCCGTTCTAAGTTACCGCTCAATAAATCCATGAAAAAGCGGTATTCTAAATTACTGCCTATGTTACCTTGTCCGAGGCTCATCAACTGCACTTGCCATCCTGTTCTTGTACCATCAGCATAAAATTCTATATTCTTCTTTATTTGAGTAGCCATATCCGCCTTGACTTTATGATAATTATTCATCGAACGATCATAATAGAGTTTCAATATCTTCCGTCTATGCGGTTTAAAATATTCCAAGAAATTATCAGCCAGTTCTCTGGCTGTATTAGGTGGCAATGTATAGAGTTCTTTTAATACCTTGTACTTTTTCTTATCCTGTTGTCCCAGCACCATAGACAGCATATTACCAGAATCCATACCGGCCTCTAACGGACGATTCATATCCAAATGCCTAAGCACCGTGCAATCTTCCTTCCAGCCCAACGGTTTCGTTTCAATAATTTCATTGATAAATCCATCAGCATAAAAATGCCGGATAGCCAAATTACAGTAAAACATTTGCCCGGCTTCCAATTTGGGGATAATCGAAAGAATATTGCACAGAATTCCTTCAAGTCCCTCGGAAAATTCATCACTAAACCAATCCAGCCCTAAAACGTCTGCATTGACATAAGAGGATGAAATGAAGAAAAACGATGTACGTGAACGTGTCTTGATCCATCGTTCTTCCCACCGCTTCATATTGCGTCCTGCGAGTTCCAGCGCCCGTTGCAGTTTATTAAGACTTGGAGCTAATGATTTATCAAAGCGATATTTCTTCAACACTTCATTATATTCCTGTAAGGTAGCTACATACGTCTTTTTCGTCTCGTTATAAACAAATCCCGCCTGAAGCATTAACAGAATCTTATCTTTATCGTTCTGTTTAGCCAGTTTCAGAATCCAGTCATATTCGCCAATATGGTTAGGATTAGGCATATCGGTAGTAAGGGTACGACTACGGTACCAAACATTCATTCCATACTTCACCCTGAAACCTCGTACAGCTTTCAACAGATTCGTAAATTTCTCCTCCGGGAAATACTTGACTTCATCACCGAACACTCCAACATACGAACGTCCTGCACCGATAGACGGTCTGTCTAAAGAGATGAATGTGAAATTAAATCCGGTATAGAAGACCATAGTGTTACGCCAGTCCGTACATACATTGTACATTCTTTCCTGCCATTCTTTAGGCGGCTCCTGGTTAATCACATAGTGAATGCCTATTTCCCACCCTAACAGGGAAAGTCCATCTATAAGCGAAGGAATGACATTCTTATGCAAATCTGAATACGTATCAGCTACCCATGCGAACGGCGCTCCCTGACAATCTTGTGCAACTTCTTGTACTCGTTCTGATAATACTTGCACTGTTTTAGCACTGGCACGCCCGGCAATCCAATAAAGCGCCCATGGCATCATTATTGATATGAGCTGGGCCATCCAATTTGCGTATCGCTGTTCTACATCATCAGTCGATGTCTTTAGTTTTTGTTTCCTGGTCATCGAGCATTTCAATTATATCCACATCAATCACTTGCGCATCCCTCTTTAAACGAACTTTCTCCCGCTCCGGAATATCAGGAATAGAATCAATCTGTTCAGCAAGCAATTGCCTGTTAACCTGTGGAATTCCTACAGCCTGCGTATCAAGCATATAAATTTTTATATGCTTTTCGTTGACTTCCTTCCGTTTCTGCGGATCAGGTTTATCCAATTGTTTGATCTTAGCTGCCTGTATCATCAAGTTTCCATACACTTCCATGTCCTTAGAAGAATGTGCATTTATTAATACAACCTGTGCCGCTTTCTGCAAATTATCATACATCATATTTCGGTGAGCGTTATTTTCTACCGAATCATTCGCAAAAAACAGGTTTATAGCCTCATTATACATTTCCCTGGCCCTAGCTCTTTTTACCTGAAAAGGATCATGCATAAGGAAAGATATTGCATTATCCTTACCGTACTTCCGCTGTATGCCAATCAGGGCGTACAGCGCATTATAATAGTCCATCTCATCACCCGTTAGTTCCATTGTACAACCGGATGCCAAGTAATCCTGTAACCTGTCAAAATAAGAAGTTTCAAACATTCTCTATATCTCCGAAAAAAACTTGGTTAATCGCATTCTTAAAACCGACTTCACGACGTAGTTTATCAAGTCGCTGCGCCTGAGTTACATTATCACCAACTTCTGCACTGGCTGTCATTGATAATCCTTCCTTAGCCTGTTGTATTAACTGTCCGCGTTCATAGTGATATTTCAGTGGAGAACCTACCAAATTGAAATACCACTCAAAATCATTCAAAGGAATATTGTAAAACATGGCTATTTGCTTAGGAGTATATCCTATAGCTGCCAGCTTTTCATATTCATCAAAGTTAATCCTGTCATACCATAACGGATTTTCTCTCCACTTAACCAATTCGTCCGCAACGAAACTCATAGACTTCCTTACTTTTTAAAAATACATATTGTTCTTCCATTGCATTCTCGCCATAGACTCATTCAAGTAATCGGTTCACCTCTTCCAATTCAGCTTTGTAACCAGCCAGTCTTTCCCGTCGTTCGATATCCAAATGCGGCTTATCTCCTTTATTCAATTCGTTAGTTACCCGCCAAATATTGTTTTCTATCTGTTTTTGGCGTTTTACAAGTTCTTTTATCGGTAGTCCCAATAGTTCTTTTCTCCTTTTAAACTCATTAAAAATCGGATGCTTCCCTAATAAAGACTTATTCTGCTGATAATAATTCAGTTCATCCCATATCATCCGGTTTTCAATATAACTGTCTATTAATTGTCTGCTAACAGAAGTACATTGATTCAAATCAGTGCAATCGCGGAGTTGAGAATGTAATTCAACGTATGCATGATATCGTGAAAATTTCCGGGAAGCAAGTGCCTCCAACTCCACCGGACATGATTTCTCGTTTAAAAACGAAAATTCTTCCCGAAAAGACTTGGGTTTACGGCTGAATGTTATCTCTGTTTCTTTCCAGTTTGTCGTAAAATCCTGATTAATATTGTATTTCTTGCAAAGAAATGCAACCATCATTCTCTTATTGCCGGAAGGGTTGGAACGAACCAGACGCAACGTTAATGGAGATACGCCCGACTGTTCCATCAAGCGTATTCCTTCTTGAGCATTTGCTCCATTCTTCAGCCAAGCGATTACAATCTCTTTCACTCTTCAAATTCGGATTTATCCGGGAACATTTCAAGTAAATATTTCATTAGAAAGTCAGAATATCCACTTTCTGCGTTATTCAGGAATATTTTCTTTGATACCAGTTCCTGAAATTTCTTGTGATCCGGTTGCTTGGATACGATAGACAATGCAATGTTATCGCTTTGCCAGTTCAATTCGATAGAAGAAATAGGATCGAACTCTGGAAAGAGAGTATTAAAATAAACAGATGAGATCAAATAACCACCTGTATTCAATTCCGGGAACCTTTCAAACATATCTACAAGACTCTGTTTTTCGTAAACAACAGGAGTATGTGTTCCAAAATCTAATTTGGGAAAATCTGCCAGCAATGCAACTGTACGCTCCATATTATCCCTATAAATGCCTTTATATAGTTCTGGACGCAAGATTCCTTTATTTTTAGGTACCTCAATATGAGCCAGCATTACCGGAGCTACAAGGTAGATATCATCATTGGACCAAATAAATTTAT